TGCACATACTGTAATATTTATTTGCTAAAGGTATTGCAATTATCATTCATACACTATATACAGTATGTATAGAGAGAAACAAAAGGAATTATAAAATGTTAAACACAACTAAAAATGGCAAATTTGATCAACGATCTGCTGTTGGCAGAAGAATGCAAGCTATTGCAGATAACCCACCAACTTTGGCTGATAAAATAGCTGACCTTCACAAAGAAATATTTGCTGAAGCTAAGAAAGCTGAAATGGCTAATAACAACATTCAATATCTTTTAACTAAAATTTCTAAATTGTCTGAGGGAACTGAGATATTAACTGTAGATCAAATTGCTGAAGCATTAGAGGAGACAGTATAATGAAAACTTTAGATAAACTAAAAGAAATTTGTGATGCTCATGGCGTAATAATGGACGCAGTTAATGGTTACATACATCCAAGTGTCAAAATTGGAAACTGGTGGAGTATCGTGTTCTACGCTCCAAAAGGTAAGGGGTTTATGGCTTCTGGATTATATTGCGTAGGCTTTGGCGATAAATCAATTGTTGCGGCTGTTAAGTATATAAAGGAAGAAATTGCAACAGGCTTCTTTGATTTAGATCCAGATGATGATTTTTATGATGGAAGCGATCTACCATTAACCCACGATATAGAGCGTATATAATATTAAACAGGGGGGCTTCGGCTCCCCACTATTCAAAAAGGAATACATTATGACTGATAGAACATATAAACATTGGAGCTTGGCGGACGATGCCGAGCTTGTTTTGATGCGCGAAGCTAAAGTATCAACTAAGGAAATCGCCAAAACATTAAATCGCACGCCCTCATCTGTAGTTAATCGCATATACCAAAACGAGATACCTTACGGTATTGTTAGTCAAAAGGTATCTATAGAAGATATTGCTGTTGAGTTTGGAGAGCCTGACGGACGTGATGAGATTATTGCCACTGTTGAAGAACGTGCGCGTGCCTACATTGCCACAGAGCCAAAGCGTAGTTGGTTTAAGCGTTGGTTTGGATGGTGATGTGATGCAACAAATATCTATAAGTAATTGTCCTAACTGCAAGAAAAAAACAAAGATACCAGACAGCCGCGAACACATTCTGTATGGCTTTGCTACAGTGAGGCGTAGAAGGTCTTGTTTGTATTGTGACTTTAAAGTTTCGACTATTGAAATCACATTGGAAATGGCAAATCAAATTTTTAAAGAAGATTAGGAGAAAATACATAATGATTATTAAAAGCTGGAAGTTTAATGGATTTAATGGAGACTTCCCAGATTGGGTTCAAGAAAACACTGGCAAGCGCAAAGGTAGCAATGCCCTGTGGGTTTACACCCAGCGCGGTGAGATACCTATTGAGAGTGGATATTGGGTGTCAATTAACCTAAGAGGCCACGTCGATATACACAACGAGGAACCAGAAAATATAAGCCTTAGTGGTGGTAACGAAATTCTAACAGGCGTCCTTATGGTGACTACACTATTGATGGTTGTTGTAATCATGTTGGCGCTGTGATATATATACAATATTGCTCGTAGGTTTTATTTCACCTGTAATAAAAACCTCATCATACTGACCCACTTGGCTAGGCTTCGCACTGCAACGGTGGGTCTTTTTTTGTTTGACGATACCCTCAGTTAGTTTATGATAATAAGGTAAGGCGGTTTCCAAAATCAATCGTTACGGGCAAACTAACGTGATCAATTGGCACTCAGGTAAACTCGCTACCAAATGCGCTAACATTAATACGAATTTTACCGCCGCCTTGCACGACTACTTTCCTAAATTTTTTGGCCTTAACTTAGGCATTGGCGCGTTGGAAATAACACTTGTTTTAACGCAGGTAGCCATACTATCAGGATAATCTTTGTATATTAAAGGATAAATTCTATCGCTTACTTTTATGCAAGTTTGGTAATCTTTGTACATGTATTCCTTTGTAGTAAATACACCACTATCAGGAATAATTGCGTAAGAGATAATTAATACATGCCAGAAGGTCACGATACAAATTTACCAGTTGTCTTTTCTATCATCGGCATTTTATCGGATTCTTTTGAAATCTCTCCGCCACATGCCATATATCCACACGAATCTATCCAGTTGTCGTCGTGATCTGGATTAGATTTTATGCGTGCTACCTTTAATAAATTCATCATTACTGCCACATCGTGTGGCTTAATATCTGCTCCAGTATATGTAGTCCATAGATCTGCAATCATAGTGAAGTTGCTCTCCATGTCACCATGATCAGAGGCACGATCTTTTGTTACCAATTTCTTGGCGGTATCTAATATATCAGCGCGTGTTTTTATTTTGTTCATTACCCATTTAGCCATTTTGTTTTTCCTAGTTTATTGGTGGTGAAAAGTAAGCGAAGCGTGGACGCCCTTTTGCACCTTCGTTTTGATTTCTACACTCAATGCCACGGTCAGTCTGTAGTGCATCAAGAATGTCTGCACGTTTGCGGCGATCCATATTAGCGAATGCAGATACGCTTCTAGATAATTCACGCTCAGTTAATCCAATCAATCCAGCCTTTTCAATGCGAGCGTATACTGCTTTACATGCCGCCTCAAATGGGCCTTCAGCCATGTTTGCCCTAAACATTTCGATAGTTTGTAGTGCATAGTAATCCACATATTCTATTGACCACTGCATTGCATCTGCACTTATTTCATCCTGACCCATTGACCGAGCAATGATCAGAGACAAACGCATGGCAATTTCGCGGCTACGATTATACATGGCCTCCAGACCAGTTCCTGTTTCCTTTTTTATTGCGGCTACTAGACGCTCCTCGTACTTGCGCAAAAGATCTTCAGCTTCCTGACTAAACACCACTTCAATTGGATGGGGTGGCATGTCATGGCTATTGCCAGTATCTAAGTCACCTTCATTTGCATTGGCGTGATCCTTTGCCCAAGCTGATAGCCGATCAGATATTGTTGACCTACGTTTCTTCTGGGACATCTGCACACCAATTTCAGACTTCACAATTATAAAACGATTGAGCAATCCAGATGCAACATCACCGCCACCAATAGCTTGCATGAACTCTGATGGCGTTGACATGCCAACCAATGTGAGAGATGGGCGCTTTATAACTTTTTCTAATTTATCTGCGTCTGCTGATTTCATGGTGTTGGTGGCGTATCCCTGCTGTCTTAGTGTACCATCTTGGCGTCCAAAACATTCCATAATCGCAGTTATTGCGTCAGCTTTATGTTGCATCCCTTTTGCAGATGCCGCCTTTAATTGTCGCCCAAGTTCATCAATTACAGATACATGCGTTGGCTTTTTAGTTAGTGTAGACAAAACACCTGCACTTGACGTGTAACCTGCTGGGCCAATTAGATCATCCAATCCAGACTGCTCTAGTAATTCCTCGATGACAGTCTTCGTGTGTTCCTTTCCAGATCCTGTCTCACCAATATTTAGGAAGTAGAGGCTGGAGAAGTTGCGCTGGTCTGTAACCCAGCGGCGTCCCATCGCTACCGATCCAAATGCTAGGGCGCACTGAACTGCGAACTGAGGTTGGGGTTTGATTGCAGATACAGTGTAGTAATTAACCACATCCTGAAGAATACCGGGGACACTTGATAAATGCTCTGGGATATTGCCAGTCGGACTATCCTGAAAATGGCCGCCTATTTTCGGGGTAGTCATAATATTTGCGGCGACTCGTGCGCCATGCTCGATTGCCTCACGATCATATTCGTGGTCTGGGTCTTGGGTTACATTCAAAATCTGGGCGGCTTCCTTGACCGCCTTCTGTACGTTTCCCATATGTTCAAACTGTAGCCACAATTCAAATGCATCAAAGGTATGTGCATTATCAAACGGATCGGATGCGTGGTGGCTGTAAGCTCTGCCATCATCAAATAACTTTACACCTGCCAAGCCTGACGTAGAGTTGGGAGATAGGTATCGATCCCTAGACGTTGGCTTGTATCCATACTGAACCAGCAGGGTGTGCATATCGTGCGCGTCATTGAACTGATCGATCACGGATGTGTTGTTGCCTTTTGGGCGTGGCTTTCGTGTTGGCTGGAACTCTGCCTTCTTCTTCCAAGGGCAGATGTCTTGTAGCTGTGGACGAAACTTATCCCAGTCTCTCCACAATGTCAGGAGCTGTGGCGGTAGCTCTGGCAATCCATCGAAGATCGAGCGGCCTGCCCATTCGTATGGCCTACCTGTATCTGGGTGAATACTTGGCGGCAACACATCTTGGACTGAGCCTGCGCGTAATTCAAATACCACTTCGGTCTTGCGTGGATCTCCCTCTACAGGCCACGATATCTTGTGTGTGATTAAATCAGGTGGAGCCTTGAATATCAGCTTGCCACGATTTTCACGCCCAATGATTTGTGGTGCAGATTGCATCAGCTCAGAGAAATCTATGCCCAGCTCCTCGAAGATCAGCTTGGTATTCTCCAAATGGTCTATGTCCACCGCGCATGTTCCTGACGCACCATGTAGTAGACCAACATTGTGGGTCGGGTTCTGCTCATAATACTGACGCGCCGCATCTGGATCTGACAATGCCTTCTCTGGTTGTTGCCAACCAAATCTCGTTGGCCCTTTAGAGCCAGCAGGTATTGTGACTAGATACCATCCTAACTTTGAGCAGTAGTCTTCTAGTTCAAAATTCATTTTTCTTCGCTCAAGTATTGGCTAAGTTTCTTCCAAGTGGTTAAAGAAATGTGATCAACCCCATCCCCTGATGCGATTCCTTTTACTGTTGGATGTGAGAGGCCACACTTCTCTGCGACTACCGTTAAGCGTCGATCCTGCAACGCCTGACGTATATCGTTTAGTGGTAGTAGTGTTTGCATAATTTTGTTCCTTTTTTGCATTATGTGTAAATATATCTTTACAGACTGTAAATCTTCCTGTAAACAAGTTTTTGTAGAGAGAAAAAAAAAGGAGATTGCCATGAGCAATATTGACGGATTAGCGGCTGATTGGCTGTTGGTAAAGGCGCAAGAAAAAGAAATTATCGCACAGCGTCACGCGATAGAAGAGCAAATCAACGCGGCACTAGATGCTAAAGATGAAGGCTCAATTACTCACACATTACAAGATTACAAAATTACATTGACACAGCCTGTGTCTCGTAAGGTTGATCCAATCGCGTGGGATAAAATTAAAGATAAAATTCCAGAAAACATGCACCCAGTAAAAGTCAGTGTAAGTGCTGACGCCGCTGGATGCAGATACTTAGTGGAAAAAGAACCACGCCTTTGGGCAAAAGTTGCCAAAGCGTTTACACCAAAAGCTGGCAAGGTTGGCATAAAAGTGGAGTTAAAATAATGGAGATTACTGCCAATGAATTGGTCATGCTATCCGAAGCGTTGAAGTCTGTGACGTTTATAGATGGCATGTCTAAAAGCCCAGAGCAGATCAGATTGGAACGTAAACTAACACGTTGGTCTGAACATGAAAATCTAATTTTTGTAGAAGGAGAAAATAATGGAAGAAATAAATAAAATATTAGACGAGGTATTTGCCTCTGTCTTTAGGGGGGATTGGTAATGTCTATAAACTTAAAATCACTATCTAAACCATCAGGTCAGCGTCCTATCATAGCTACCCTGTTTGGGGAGGGCGGTCTCGGAAAGACAACCCTAGCCGCCATGTTCCCAAAGCCAGTCTTTATTCGTACTGAGGATGGCACAGCGTCACTTACAGGCAATGACAACGTAAGTTTGTTCCCATTGGCTACATCATCTACTGACGTTTTAAGTGCAATTGAGGTTCTGGCTACAGAGAAGCACGAGTTTAAGACATTGGTTTTAGATTCGATAACTCAGTTGGCTACTCTTATCGAGAGCGAAATTGTAGCGGCTGACCCAAAATCAAAGTCTATCAACCAAGCTGGTGGTGGATATGGAGCTGGGTATGGTGCGGCATCAGAGAAGCACCGCCAAATCAGAGAATGGGCAGGATCTCTTGCCTATGAAACTGGAATGAATGTGGTCTTCATTGGCCACGCCGATACTGAGACTTTGGACTTGCCAGACATGGATGCGTTCCAAAGATACACGGTTCGCTTGCACAAGAAGTCTTTACCTCATTATACTGACAACGTCGATTTGGTGGGGCTAATCCGACTGAAGACATTTACGCGCGGAGATGGCGATAAAATACGAGCCATTTCTACAGGTGAACGTGAGATCCTGTGCTTTCCACAGGCGTCAAGCGTCACTAAAAATCGGTTCAACATTACTGAACCACTGCCATTTACACTTGAAGGCGGCAACCCATTTTCTAAATATTTAACAGAGTAGGAGAACTCAAATGGACTTAAACGGATTTAACGCGCTCGACCATGAGCCAACACAGTCAAGCAATCCCCTGCCAGCGGATTGGTACGAAGCAGTAATTGTTAGTAGAGAAGAGAAAACAACTAAAGCTGGCACAGGCTCATACCTAGAATTAACAATTGAGATTGTCAGTGGCGCATTTAAGGGTCGGAAAGTTTGGGATCGTCTAAACTTAAAAAACCCAAATTCGACAGCAGTAGAAATTGCACAGCGCAGTCTGTCATCAATCTGTCGCTCTGTTGGTGTGAACAACCCAAAGGATAGTATTGAGTTGCTCGACAAGCCACTGATGGTCAAAGTGGCTGTATCCCCTGCATCAAATGGCTACGAGGCATCAAACAATGTAAAAGGATATGAAGCTACTGGTAATACGCGATCTCCAACATCAATAGCTACTGAGACAGCTACTGCCGCAACACCACCGTGGAAAAAATAATCTACTGAAGGATGGGGCGTATTTTTTCGCCCCATTTTATGAGTAGATGGAGAGTAAGATGAATTTAGAAAGATACATGATACCAGAAACTGTGCGGCTCATTTTTGAAAAGTATGAGGTCAAACGAAAAAATGAACACAGACCTCACCTTGGCGGATCACAGATTGGTAATAAGTGTAGCCGCGCTTTGTGGTATCAATTTAGACATGCGTGGACGCCTAGTTTCTCTGGGCGAATGCTGAGACTTTTTGAGACTGGTGATCGTGAAGAGGATCGTGTTGTATCTAATCTTAGAGATATCGGTGTGGAAATATGGGAAGTAGACCCAGACACAGGCAAGCAAATTAGGTTTGAGGCTTGTGGTGGTCACTTTGCACTTAGCCTTGATGGAGTAGGTCGTGGTTTTCCTGAGAGTAGTAAGCCACACGCACTTGAATTTAAAACGATGAATACAAAGAGCTTTAGAGACATTGATAAAAAAGGATTGCAAATAAGCAAACCTGTCTACTGGGCGCAAGTTCAGGTTGGAATGTACTTGGCTGAATTGGACGACTGCTACTTCTTTGCGGTCTGCAAGGAGACTGACGGTATTTATGCGGAGCGTGTAAAGATAGACAAACTTGAGGCCAAGTCACTTATAAGTAAGGCAAGCGACATTATATTTTCTGAGACACCGCCATCCAAGCTCCACGAAGATGCTAGTAATTGGGAGTGCAAGTTCTGTAGTTATTGGGCTGTGTGTCATGGGTGCAAGATACCAGAAGTTAGCTGTAGAACGTGTTGCCATGTGACCCCAGAGAAAAATGGTACTTGGAGTTGCGCCAAAGGTAAGCCAGCGGTCACTTGTGATGAACATCTATACATCCCACAAATCATGCCAAAAGATTTGGTAGTACACGATGCTGGGGATGATTTTGTTGAATATGAAGATAAAGACACTGGCGAGATCATTAAAAACAAGGGGAACAGCCAAGCTATCTTTGATGGGAGGATGCGCTATGAGTGATGAGATATTACGAAAACGCATAAAAAAAGTGTTTAAACGAGAGATCGATAGGGTTGAAGAAATCATGAAAAATATACCAGATAAGAACGAGGTGCGTTTAATTTATGTTGTAGAAGAATACAAAGAAATACTCCGTGAAATTCTGGATGAAGATGATGGGAGGATGGTGTAATGGCGTTTAGACCAACATACGAAACCTCTGAGGATTTGAATAAAGAGACATTAGCGATAAAGAAATTTATTGCAAGTTTTGGAAGGAAAGGCTCTGTGAATTTTGCAAAATTGCCCATGCAATACAAAATGGATTTTTGTTTAATCGACAACGGAAAAATACGAACTTTTGTAGAGGTAAAATGCAGAACAAATAAAAAAACTGCATATTCCACATACATCATTTCCATGTCTAAAGTTGTTGCCGCAAAATCTTATAGTGACATTGGTATTAACTGCATCCTTTTAGTGCAATGGGCCGACCAAATGGGTTGGATTGATATGCTCAACAATAAATGGG